AGCCAGTTATGCCTTCTGGATTCGTGTTTGAAGGAGTAAGATTCTTTGAATCTACAAACTTCCCATCTAAGACAATTTCGGTCGATATTGGAGATGGAAACGGTGCATCCTCAAGAACAACTCCAGCAGGATTGTTCTTCGGTCCACAGGCAATTGGTGTTGGTATCGGTGGTCCTAACGCTCAAGTTTTAATTAACAATAATGATGATTTCTCAAGATTCATTATTCTTATATGGCAGCTTTATGCTGGTTTTGCAAACTTGAATAAGGACTTCATTACCACTGCCTTCACAATTACAGAGTAATAGGAGGTATTAACTAATGGCAACTTACAAAAGTGACGCAGGAGCAATCCTAGAGCCAGGTAATCAGATTGGACGTTTATCATCCTTCAACCATGAAGGTGTTAAAGGTTGGCCTGGAGTTGAAGCATTCGAACTTATTGGATTCCATAAGATTTCTAATAAGTCAGGTTCAAAAGCAAACCACAAGAGCTTCAATATCACAATCCCTTCTCCCGATCGTCGTCCTGATGATCGTGTACGTAATGACCGCAGCAGCTTAGTAGTAAATGCTAGTTCAGATAGACCAGCATATATCTATCAAGCTTCTATAGCTATAGGTCAAGACATCCCTTCAGGTGGTCTACCATCTTACCCTGCTTCCCCAGTGACAGCAGATATTGGTGGTACTAATACTGAAGTGATACTACTTGGTCCTGATAATGGTGGTGCTCCTTTAGGTGTTCCATCTACTCAGCAAAATGGTTTAGCAGCAGCAACATCTACCTTGACATTCAGTGGTACAACCATTGCTCAAGGTACATCAAATGTATCTGTTGGTAAACTTCCATTTTGGACAGTAGTAACAGGTGGTGGTATTACTGCAGCTAACGCAGCTAATTCCATGATGTACAAGGTGACAGCAAACACAACATTTAAAATTTATAATGTTGATGGTGTAACTTCAACAGCAGTTAATGGTGATGGTCTATTCATCTCTGATGATGATCACACTGCAGGTAAAGCAGCATATATCATATGCCGTGTTAATTACCTACGTCCTGCTGCAGGAGTATCATTCAGTGATATCCAAGGATTCATTGACTTTGCTTCACAGACAGGTGGTAACGACGAATAATATCGTTAATCGTTAATATGAAAGGCGAGTCTTTATGGCTCGCTTTTTCATTGGCAAGAAAAATTTATTGAGTTATTCTAAATAAAGAAGGATTTTTTTAAATTATGTTGTATCAACACAAAATTACTGGAGGCATAGTAGAAAAGATATCTCAGCATGGTGAAGGAGTCTCTATGGTCATAAATGCTAATGATGAGACTGAATATGTAAATGATGAGGATCTAATTCCATGCGTCGGTGCTACAGGGGAGAAAATAAAAACAGAAGAAAGATTAAAAGCAGAATTAGAAGCAGGTGGAGAAAAGGAACCAAAAGTAAGTAATAGAGAAACTTTTCCTGTTGATACTCGAATAAATATTAATACTGCAGGTGCTAGACAAATAGCAGATGCCTTACCTGGCGTAGGTTTAAAAACTGCAAGAGATATTAAAGACTTACAAACCACTCTTTCAGGAGAGAGATTTACAAAGTTAGAACAACTAAGAGGTATTAAACGTATAGATTGGGATGAGATATTTAAAGAAAACTTAGTGAGAGTAGACTAGTAACAGGTAAATTTTACTTGTTTGAATGA